GAGGAGTTTGATGGCAACTCAAAGAAGCACGACACTCTTGTGGAGATGATTAATAGTCACCCCAAGGAGAAGTCTCTCATCTTTTGCCAGTTTGTCGGTGAGATGAATCAGATCCAGTCGAGACTGGAGGATCACGAGGTGTACCGAATCGACGGATCAGTCTCGAAGGATCAGAGAGAGGCTCGCATCCAGTGCTTCAAAAAGTCTAGCAAAGGTGCAATCTTCATCATTCAGATCAAGGCGGGTGGTGTGGGTCTCAATCTTCAGGAGGCGACTCGCATATATATTATGAGTCCGGCGTGGAACCCAGCCACTGAGATGCAGGCGATTGCTCGCGCGCACAGAACAGGCCAGGTGAATAAGGTGTTTGTCAAGAAGTTGGTGTATGTGGGGGAGGAGGGGATGCCGAGTATAGAGCAGAGTATAATGGAGCTTCAGAACCACAAGGCGACTGTGTGTGCCGAGGTTCTGAATGACCCAAGGTTGGAGATGCAGCTTCCGAAGAGCAAGGCGAACTACACGATTCATGACCTTAAGAAATTGTTTACATAGTGTAATATGAGTGGAGCTCTTACAGCATTATCAGCAAATAGTCCCCAAGACCCCTATGTCTGGTCTGATCGTTCCAGCTGGATACCAACTATACAAGATCACACTGCATTCGCCACAACTCAGAGAGCCATTCCACTTTCGAACCTAGGTGGTTTCCTTGGTCAAAAGGTTCAGGTTGATATCAAGCCCAAAGATCTCCCTGATCTCTTGTCGAATATGCACCTCAAGTTTTCACTCAAGGTGAAGGACTCGAGTAATGTTGCTATTCAGTATACTCCACAAGTTGGTCGGGCAATCATCAGCCAAGTTGACTTTATGATTGATGGTGCTGTCATCGAATCGATCAATGATGATTGGTACATTATTCGTGATGAATTGTTCCTCGATGCTGATCAAAAGTTTTCAATGTACCAAGCAACTGGCGTTGCATCATCAACCAATCCTGGTGGAGACTACATTGTCCCTCTCGAGTTTTTCTTTTGTCACAGGAAAGGGAGCCCAAACCCGTACCTTCCAACGTGTGCCATAAATGCAGCGAGAATATCAGTCGTATTCTACTTTAACAATCAGGATTGGATCACAAACACAAACGACTCTATTGATTTGATTGATCCATTCCTTATTATTGAAGGTCAGTTTCTCTCGATTGACGAGAGGTTATATTATATCAATACTCCCATGACATACAGTATACCCATAGCCTACAGAGAGGCGTTGGTGACGTACAAGAATGGAGTTGCTATATTACATCTGACTGCAACATTTCCTGTGACTATGATGGTTTGGTTTATACGTAATAGTGTCTATGAGTCTGGTGATCCGAGATACTTTGCATCGAGGTACAACTATGGATACACGACAAAATACATACACTCTTCAGTCCCTGTGACTTACTTTGATGGCACGACTGATAACTTTATCGATGTGATACAGAATGTCACAATGTATTTCAACGGGAACAACTTTTTGTCCAACTTTCCGGATGGAACCTATCACTCAATTGTTGAACCCATGAGTCATAATCTGTCAATACCAACTAAGAATGTCTACATGTATTGTTTTACTGACAACCCAAAGGAGTATCAGGTTGATGGCTCTATCAATTTTGCCGAATTTGACTATAAAACAACTCATCTCGATATTTCATTCCTCCCAGAGTATACTGAACAAGTCCAGAATAACTTTACGTTGAACTTGTATTACTCTGGATTCCAGACGCTTGTGATTGCGAATGGGAGGGCTGGTTTTTCTAGCGTCTAAGAGTAGATGCTAACTTATCAACATCAGACGATGCATTCAAGTTGGCCTTATCCAGTTCATTTTGGGGATGATACAAAGATACCTGTACCTCCTAATGGTGATATTATAAATGAGTTGTTGCTGAGGATTGTATGGCCATCCAAAGATCCAGTCAACACATCTGTCGCAACTGCAATGATTGATTACATAGAGCTTCAGTACAAGGAGGATGTAATAGAACGGATATATGGTGAGAATATATTCATACAAAATGATCTGACTGTTCCAGAGGGGAAACGAAAGGGCTTACAGGCTCTTGTAGGAACAGAGACCACCACACCTCTGACTGAATACTATCTCCATCTTCCATTCACGATCAAACTTCCAATCTGTGCACTCGCTGAACCACCAACGCTGAGAGTCGTCTTTAATAAAAGTAACAAGTTTATGAGTGTTCCTTACAACGGTATCCTCGATCTAGAACTCATTACAGATTATATATTCCTTTCAGATGTTGAACGTGATTATTTTATGAAACAGCCACTCAAGTACCTCACCACAAGCTATCAGAGACTTCAGTTCATCATAGACCCTAGTGAAACAGAAATCAATATAGTCACGTCATTTGTGAATGATGTCAAGGAACTATTCTGGATCATACAAGACTCTGATGCGACAGACATGTACAAGTACAACTATGACTTGAAGGATTTGACACTGAGCTTGAATGGAGTTGAGTTTCTCAGTAAAAATGTTGCAAACGGAACCTATCTAAGCATTACACAACCACTAGAATATCATACCAGAACACCAACGTCCAATATATATGTATATTCTTTCGCTCTCAATCCTGAGCATCCTCAGCCCAGTGGTGAAGTGAATATGTCATATGTATTCAACCAGAATCATAGGATCAATCTATTTCCCTCAGCAAAGAAGAGATATCTGAGATTCTATGCACATTCATACAATGTGGCAACTATAGAAGATGGTCAAGTGTCAATGTTACACACGACGAATGAGCACGGATTTAAAAATTGAACAATAGCAGATGGCATCATCAGTTATACTAGACTCTGGTGGTGATTTTATAGGGAAGGAATCCTTATTCAACTATACAACACCATCATATGAATCATTCACAAGCCAGACTATATCAGTTCCATTTAGCAATAAGGATTTGAATTTTGGTAAACTATGTTATGCAATCATTCCCAAGAAGGATGATGTTGTCAAGTCTCTGTATCTCAAGACGCTTCTTGGAGCTCTGACACATACATGCAGTACAGGATACATATTCCCATTCCAGAATGCAGATACCAATATATACTCCCCAAGTAATTTAGTCACTCCAATCATAAGTCTTGTTTGGAACTATGGATTTCTAAACACAACCAACTTTCATAGCTGGTACACTGGAACAAGCATATCTCTTGTAGGTAACAAGTTTGTATTTAGTATAAGTGGTCCACTCGTCTTCAAGACGGAACAAGCTGCTCAATTCTGGGGTTTTGATATTACATTGGCTGATAGTACTTCAGGGAACTATATATTCGATAATTCTGTCGGTACTTTGAATCTTGTTCAGTCTGGGTGGACGACTGCTCTTCAGAACTCACTGTCACCTCTGGCTTATGTCGACTCTGTAGGTGATGCACTTGTTCAAACAGCCACAATGTACATAGGTAATCAGACTATACAGAGCATAACTTCAAAGACTATGCAGATTGAAGATGATATACAGTGCCCTCTTGAGAATCAGGCTGGCCTTACAATTACCGTTGGCCGAAATGACACCTCAACTGCAAACTTTGCAAGGACGTATTGGACGAGGCTCAACTTTGAGGAGGTTCCATTGTGTACTCTATATGATCAGACTGTTCAGGTGGGTGTTCAGTTTGAGACGTTTGAAAATCTCACCACTGGATCTCTTTATCAGTACGATATTCTAGATCCTGCAGCCTATAAAGATGTTGCATCTTATGCAATTGTAGACTCACCATCATCTGCTTTGACTTTTGGAAATAGTATAGTCATGTCACTTAGTAGTGGCTTACTTCTCTATGATTCATCTTTCAGATTTACAAGTGTTACTAATGGTGGATACTCTGTAGTATATAACAACATCTTATATTCAGTTACATATACATATCCACACAATTACTTGACTTTGTATAGACCTGGTCTAGTTCTATTATCAACATCTACATATGATGTTGTCCCAATTGCTGGATCTACAATCTCATATCTAGGGACAGACTCTGGTTTTATTTACATGTTTGCAGATACATGTGTAGTTATATATGATACTACAAAACCTCTGAACAGCTCAAGTTCATATTATGTAAGTCCTTCATTTACCAATGCATCATCTTTTTTGACTTCATATTCTGCGGGTAAGTTTTATGTTCCACTGGCAGACAGTACTGGTCTAATGATTATGGATGCTTATGGACTCCGACATGGTACAGGGATAACAACGGTCAGTATACCGATTCAATATTCTAGTAAAGTAGTGACTGATAATTCATATATATATACAGGAGGTGGTCAAATTGATAACCATACACTAGGTATATTCAGAACAAATAAGACAACACTGTTGTATGAAAGTTTTGCAATACCTCCTGAACTCTACCAGTTACTCTCATTTCCAGTCGTTCCATTGTTTTTCGATGGTAGATTTGTGTATCACAAGACAGATATAGGCTCTTATACTCAGTTTGGATTTATGTACTACGACACCACCAAGCCATTTACGGATATCAATTCTTGGTATTGGTTTTTTGTTCTAAATGATGGAACAACTATATCATCAGATGGAAATGCAGGTATCTCAACTATAAAGTATCTGTATCCAGATACTGTACAGCTTGTCCTATTGAATAATGTAGTATATATAATGGGTAAAGATGAAACAAATACACATATCAATCTGTACTCAATAAATCAGACGACAACAATCACCCCAAGTATACAGACACAGATGATTGTCCAGTACTCAAAGCTTGAAAATCCATATACTAGTTCAGTCTCACTTGTGAATCAGAACAAGACAAATGTCTTTACGATGCGAGCAGGTGAGTTGTCAGACATCTTCAGTCTTACATTCTCAGGACCCATCAGAGAGTTTTGGATTCAATCAAATGCCAAGATAGTAAGACTTGTGCTTGAACTGAATGGGGCAGTACTTGTTGATGAAGACTACACTTCTCTCTCTGTCCTCAGA